GGTAAGGGAGAGAAGAGATTAGCGGACGCATTTGAAAATAAATTAAAATCGCAAGACGTCTTTTACACGAGAGAAGATAAAATTGGCGTCGAATATTACAAGGAACGACGATGGTAAAGGTAGTGTTCAAAGATAATGGATGTGCGAGTTTATTTGGCGGTAAGTTATCTCCGGCTGGCACGAAGCCGAAGATTGACGAGAGAAGACTGTCTCAAGAGGGGGTATGGGACGACCAAAATAATACACATAAATATATGAGAGAGTTACAGAACACACAGGCCGTGCCGACCGATACCGTTGACCAAATGCAGAGTCATTGGCTCGATAGCGCCAGTCAGGGCGCATACGTTGATGTCGGTGAGGCGATTGCGAATGCAAAAACAGCCGGAGATTTAGAGGCCATCAAGAAACTTTACGGCGGGGCAGATATGTTGAGACATCAAAAACAAATTAAGAAATTATTACTGAAAGAAATCGCCGACAAAGACGGATACATAACTGTTTACCGTGGAATCAGAAAGAACCCGGCCCTAAAAGTTATTCAACTATACGGAACGAAAAATCCCGTTGCGCTTAATACGAAAACCTTAACATCGTATAGTTTGAGCAAACAGCAAGCCGGAGTGTTCGCCGGACAGGGGACGATAAAACTTGGAACGGGGAGTAAGACGACACGCACGCCGGGAATGGTATTCAAAAGAAAAATACACGTTGATGACGTTTATGATATGCCGGCATTGTATAATGAGGAGTTTATGTTTGAGGGGGAAGTCGTTGTTATGAATCCGTCGAAGGTTCTTGTCGTTCCTCAAAAGGATATTACTTATATTGCCAAGCCGGGTGAGGTCATTCGCAACAAAGCAAAAGAAAAGAAGCCGGTCGACATTGATTCCGATGCGACAAATCGATGGTGGGCGCACGATGAATATTACAGAGAGGTAAACAAATACTTCCGGCGCCTCGAGGCGTTCATCGGAGAATCCGTGTAAAGAAAAAATAAAAAATCAAGAAATATCTTGTGTTATTTTATAATATGTTATAATTTAATTAAAGAATGGAGAATTGATGCCCGAGGTTACTCAAAGAAATATCCGCATCCCTGTAAAGAAAGCCGAAAATCACACCGGCCATAAAGTGAGGACGGTTAACGTCTCAAAGGGAAAAGGCGTCAAAGGACTGTATTGTGTTTCGTGCAGAAAGATTTTCACATACTTATTTGCAAAGAATAAGGGATGGGATTTAGAGACCTCCAAGAAATGGGTGGTCGACCACACCGCAAAAATCCTTAAGGTCACAGAATTCCACGTAGACCAAGAGATGAGTTTCCTAAAATTAAATATTACGATGCAAGATGGACGCACAGAGATTTATGAACCCAACACCCCGGAGTTTATTCTCAAAGAGCAACAGACAAGTTTGAGCGAAGTCGTGCAAGACGGCGAACACGTTGTGTCCGTTAAGGCGGTTGACCTTTTTGAGGACGATAGTTTTACCCGGCGTGAGGTACAGGACGATGTTTTTAGTATATTCGGTAAATTAAAAGAGACGGAGGCCCCGGCGTTGATGGAGTATCGTTTTTCTTCATCTGCGTTCTCGATTGAACAAGTCAAGGGATGGGTTGAGGGCCACGATATTCAATCTGTTATGGTACAGGAGGACAAAATGTCGATAGAAAATATTGATAAGGCAGAACTTACTTGTGTATGTCCTGAATGCGGTAAATCGCAAAAGGCAAAGTCCGGCGTCGCTTGTAATCAGACACGCTGTAAAGATTGCAATTCGACTATGGTCAATCAGAAAAAAGATACAAAGAAAACAAAAGCAGAAACAAAAGAATATGAAGTGAATGACGAGCAATTAGAAATCGTAAAGATTGATAAAATGAAACGTCTCGTCTATGGTATATTTCTTGTGCCGGAAACGGCAGACCACGATGGCGACGTGATATCGGGAGACGATATCGAAAAGGTTGCCCACGACTTTATGGTTGATTATCGGACTATCGATGAGATGCATAGGGACGTCATCGATGCGGATATCGTTGAGTCGGCAATAGCGTGGGAAGATGGATTAAAGTACCACGGAAAAGAATTAAAAAAGGGAACGTGGTTCGGCGCCGTAAAGGTTCACAACGACGACGTTTGGGAGAAAATTCAAAACGGTGAATATGCCGGCTTCTCTGTTCGCATTTCTGGAATACGGGAACCGATTGAAAAATAAGGAGGAGTCGAAATGACTTTAGAAGCCAAATATCGTTTACACGCCACGAAAGTGGACAGGATTGCCGTCGTTGACCGCCCGGCCGTTCCAGATGCAAAGGTTGTTTTATTTAAGCGGAAAGACACCGGCACAGACGTCCTCTCCGAAAAGGCGATGGACTTTAACCGGGAATTTCAGTATAAATCTACACAGTCCGCCGTGGATGTTCTTGAACAAGGGTTCTGGAATATCTATTATTATCAGGAGGACGGTGTTGACACGAAAAAAGAGTGGAAGAAACTTTTTAAGGACTTCCGTTCAATCTTAATCGACGTGGTAGCAAAGTTAACCCCATCAGAAAAACAGGAAACTGACGCCCAAGACGAACCCACCGTTGAAGAAGTCGTTGGAGCATTCAATAAGTATCTGAGTGTGACAATGGTTTCAAAAGCGTTTGAGTACTTCAAAAATTATATGGGATATCTTTTGTTAACCGTCGGCCAGTCGCCTAATAGCGAAAAAATAATTACGAAAGTAATCGATGTCTTTGAGGGACACGTTTTAACGCAAGGTGAATCAGCGTTAACCGAGATTGGAAAGTCTCGCAAAGTCGTCATTGATAAAGAGGGGCGGGTGTTATCCGGCGCAAGAGTCAGAAAATTGGAAGAGGCGATGGCTGTCATTTCCGAACTCTTGCACGATGCCAAACCTCGCATTCAAGAAAAATTAAAGGAGGAGGCAGTTATGGAAATTCAAGAAATGTTAAAAGCATTTGAAGAATCTCCTATTCTCAAAGGTCTGGTCGAGAGGTTATCAGCAATCGAGACCACGTTGAAAGAACAGAAGTTACTTTTGACGCCGGATGAGAAGGCAGATTTGGAAAAGGCAGAAAAAGAAGCAACAGAAAAGAAGGACGCCGAGGACAAAGAGGCGACCGAAAAGGTCGAGAAGGAAAATGCCGAGGCTGTTGAGAAGGCGAAAAAAGATGCCGATGCAGAAGCAGAAGTCGAGAAGAAAAGAAGCGACGAAGCAGAAGCACGTTTGGCCGGTATCGAAAAAGGACTTGAATCTGCGACGAAAGTCGTTGAAGGAATTGCTAAACGGATGGGCATTCAGACATCATTGAAAGATGATGGGACGAGTGACACGCCGGACGTCAATGAATTCGACAAGGCCTTAAAAGAAAGAAAATAAACCCCCGGAACATTGGAGGTTAAATTATAAAGGAGGCAGGAAATGGATATCGATAAAATTCTAGAGAAGGCCTTCACGACCGGTGACCTTGCGTCCGGCGGTCTATTAAATCCAGAGCAGTCTGCAAAGATGGTTCGTGGGATTTTTGATAAGGCCGTCATCACAACCGAGTCACGTCGTGTGCCGATGAAAGCAAATAAACGGCAAATTGACAAAATCACCTACACGGGTGACATTCTGCAAATCCCTACCGCCGTGGGTACAGAACATACCACGACGACAAAGCCGACAACGTCGAAAGTTACGTTAGACGCACAGGAAGCGATTATAGCAATCGACATTGGTTATGATTCGCTTGAAGATAGTATTGAAGGGCAAGGCCTGATGGATACTATTCTTGAAATCACTTCCGGGCGTCTTGGTTATGAGTTAGACGTTCTCGCCTTACAGGGCGACGTTGCGGGAGCAACAGGAACCTTCCGTGATTTATTGGACGGGTTCTTCAAACAGGTGACAACGAATGTTTATGATGCATCAAACGGAACGTTGTCGGACACGGTTTTGTATAACGCCTTGAAAATGTTGCCGGGTAAGTATCTCGACAATGAAAACGCTTGGCGCTTCTATACAAGCCATCGTGCAAGATTGGATTATGTCAATGTGTTAGCCGGCAAGGGTGTTAACGAAGCGTTTACTCGTTATTTACTCGAAGCACAAGAGCCGACTTATCAAGGTATCCCCGTCCGCAAGGTCGGTGGTGTCGAGACAGTCCAACTTGACCCCGGCCCGCCAATTATTTCTGGTGGACAGGCGCTTCTTATTAATCCGGCCAATATGATTTTTGGTGTTCATAGGGATATCTCCTATGAATTTATGCGACAGCCTCGCAAACGGGTTATCGAAGTGACAATGACACTGCGCATCGACTTCAAGTTGGAAGAAGAAACTGCCGTTGTCAAAATCAGCAATTTGGGACACAGCGCTTAGTCTGAAAAAGATTAAGTTTTATATAATTGAGGGGCGGGGTGTAATAGCCCTCGCCCCTTTTTATTTTAACTACCAATAAAGTACAAATTGGTAGTTAATTAGTAATTAAAAGGGGGACTCAGATGCAAATAGCATTATTAAGGATTGGTGGTGTCGGCGACACGTTAATATTAACGGCGTTAGCCGTGGCAGTTAAAAGAAAGTTCCCGGAGAGCCATATCACGGCGTTCGTCCGGGGGAGTACGGAGTTGATTACTGACCACCCGGACGTTGACCGGGTTATTCAGATTGGGAACGGGCGGTGGGAAGTTGTTCTTGATAAGATTTTGGAAAAACCGTTCGATATGGTCTTTGACAATCGGTATGTAACAAAAGTTTATTGCCAAACAGAAGAGGCGAAGGCGTTTCAGCCGGAGTTTGACAAAGCGTTTATTGATTTTCAGAAGGTATACGACGGGTGGATAGAATCGTGTAATATCCTCCCGGAATATAAGATGTCATCGTATGATATTATGTTTAAGAGTTGCGGGTTGCCCGGGGATATCGACGAAGATTTATTCATAAAGTTGGATTGGCGGGACTTCGACAAAACAAAATTGTTAGACGGCGAGAAATATGTAACGATTCACAACGGCGCTGATGTGGCCCGGCAAACGAAGTGTTGGTTGACAGAATATTGGAACGCAGTGGTCTCTGTTTTGAATGAACGGAAATACAAAGTCATTCAGTTGGGGCAAATCCACGAGCCGAAGGTTGATGGCGTGTTAGATATGCGTGGACGCACGACTTTGAAAGAAGCGTCCGCCCTGATTACGAAAGCGCAGTTCCACATCGGGAACGAGGGCGGGTTAATTCATCTCGCAAAGGCAGTCAAGACCCGTTCTATCGTTATGTTTGGCCCCACGCCGAGGATTACGTTTGAGTACGCCGAGAATATAAGCATTGAGACGCCTAAAAAATGTAAAGGGTGTTGGTGGCGCACACAGGATTGGTGGAGGGCGTGTCCAGAAAGATTTGCGTTGCCGGTTCCGTGTATGAAAGAAATTACACCTCAAATGGTTATCGACGCCGTGTATGAAATCGAAAAGTTGCCCCAATTGGAAAAAACTCATACAAGCGACGTTGATTTATCAGATGAGAATGAACAATTTGCCGTTGAGTTGGCGTTAACCGAAGAGCATTACAGGGGGGAGCCACATCAATGGGACAGGATTTATGCAATGATGTCTTTGTGCAAAGGAAAAAAGGTGTTGGAAGTTGGAGCCGGCGACGGTTACTGCGTGCAAGTGTTACGGAATCAGGGATTCGACGTGTCGGCGGTGGACGTTTCCAAAATCCGTCTTGCCCGTATGAAAGACAAAGGTATCAATGCCCTTTACGGCGATGTGAACGACCTTCCCTTCGAGGACGGCGAGTTCGATACAGTAATTTGTGGCGAGGTCTTAGAGCATATCGAGAGTATCGGAAACGGATTCAAGGAATTGGAAAGAGTCTGTCACAAAAATGGGCGCATTGTCATCTCGTTGCCGGTTGCCCCGGTCTACAAAGAGATAGAGATGCACAAATGGGGAATCGATTTGAACGTAATCAACAAAGACGACCGCCCCGAGTTCGCCGTGTTAACTTTTGAGAGGTTGAAGCGTGATAAATGAGAATGGAATCCCAATTTTGATTTTAAGAATGCCGTCGCACATCGAGATATTAAGTCTGTGGCTTGATGTACCGGCGACAGGCAAGCCAATCATAAATCTTATGTACGAGGAGTACGGTAACATTAGAATAAAAGATATCGACCCGGGCGTTCTGACACGCCCCGGAGGAGATGGCGAATCGCCGGGGGCAAATTCGAGAATATGATGGAAAGAAAATCAGATGGAATCGATATCGTTATCGTTAACCATAACGGGCAAGAAACATTGTCCAAATGCCTCGAGGGAATTTTCTGTAGCACGACAGGGAAAGTAAATATCATCGTTGTCGACCAAGCGTCAACGGACGGCTCGAGGGAATACCTTAAAAAGAAAAGGATATCCCACCTCATATTGAATTCTTACGATACGGGAACGGCAGACGGTAAGAATCAGGGGATTATCGTTGGACGGCACGAATGGATTTGTCTTTTGAACCCGGCAGTGAGAATTACTGACCCGTTGTGGTTAGATAAAATGTGGGATTGGACATTCGAGAACGGTATTGGGATTGTCGAGGGGCTTGTTGAGACTTCCGGCCTCACCGTTTATGCCGGGCTTGAATTCTGTTTGATTAGCCGGCGCTGTTTAACGGAGGTTGGATTATTTGACCGGCATTTAGGAAGCGGTGGGGCGTCCGCCGACCTTTTAGCACGGATAGAATGGGCCGGTTATAAAACTTCGTACTGCCCGGACGTTAAATCTAAATATTTATTGAGAGAGAAAGTGGCAGTCCCGATTGATTGGTTCAAAAAATATGATTTGGTGAAGGAAAAGTTCACAAGAAATATAACGAGGCGATTAAGATATAATTTGAAAGTGAACAAGGGGGCGTAATAATGTTTACAGAAATCGTTGGATGCAGTGAGCAAGTTACGATGGGGATAGTCCCGGCAACGGTGCCGGCGACATCGGTTCAACTCTTATATGTGACGCCGAGCATCGATACAATACACGTCGACATAGAAGTGGAGGGTTAAAATGCAAATTGTCAGAGGAAATTATGGGTATGATATTAATTTCACAGCCCGGGATAAAAATGACACCGCCGTTGATTTAACGGGAGTGGTAAAAGTCATTTTTAACATTGCCGATATACAAAATAACAGAAATTTGTTATCGGAGGAGTGCGCCGAGGTAGATTATTCAATCGGCGAGGTCAAATATACCGTCCAATCCGAAGAAGTTTTGATGAAAGCCGGCGTGTATATCGGTTCTTTGCAGTTACAATATTCTGATAAAGTAATTGACACTAAGGAATTCTATGTAACGGTAAAAGAAAAATTAAGTATATAAACCTTGTAGAAGAAAACAGGGCGTGGTATAGTTTTTGTGTGGGTTCTATATGGGCGTCCAGAAAAGGGAGGTAGTACTATGAAATCAGCAGAACTTACGAAAGTAAAAGGGTTTGCTAGAATGCAAATCACCGACCCTAAGACGGGTAAAATCGTTGGAGACAGCGGTTGGAGAAAGAACACCGTTGTTAATCTTGGTTTCCAAGATTACATCGTTGGTTCTATCGGCGCTATTGCAGGTAGCAAACAAGTATCTCATATGGCAATCGGAACCGGCACAGCGCCGGGTGTCGCAGACACATCCCTTGCCGGTGAAACAGGCGTTCGTGTTACAACAACGAATTCCGCAATTTCTTCAAAGACGTTACAAGCCACGGCTCAGTTTGCCGGTAGTGATATGGCTTCAACTTGTACCATTCAGAATGTTGCGTTGGTGAATACGTCAAGCGGTGGGACTGTCTTGGCCGGAACAACTTATGCGACTTCGCAATGGGCGAGTAACCAGAACGTCAATGCGACTTATCAATTGAGGTTCAGTTGATAAGATTCCTTTGAAGGGCGCACAAAGAACATCCCCTCCCCGGCTAAACCCCGGGGAGGGTTAATTAGTTAAAAGGGGGACTCAAAAAATGGTAAAAGAAATACGTAAGAAATTCCGCATTAAAATACCTACCTACGTTAAAACACTCCTATCAAAGAATAAAAGAGGCATCAAATTAGACTGCGGTTGCGGTCTGAATAAGCAAAAGGGCTTCATCGGTATGGACAAGCGCAAGATACCCGGCGTTGTTGACATCATACACGATATCGAAGTGTTTCCTTTTCCTTTGCCGGATAATACGTGCAGTGTTATTTTGATGAGCCACGTCATCGAGCATATAAAACCGTGGTTGATGATTGATTTAATGAATGAGTTGTGGCGGGTTATGGAACCGGGCGGACAGTTATGGTTAGCCTTTCCTTACGCCGGCTCTTTTGGGTTTTGGCAAGACCCGACGCATTGCAACGGCTGTAATCAAGCGACGTTTACTTATTTCGACCCCAAGCATCCATTATACCAAGTCTACAAACCTCTGCCGTGGGATTTGAAACAAAACACGTGGTCGGAGACTGGTAATATGGAAGTTATTCTCGAGAAAGTTCTCGAGACAACGCTAGAGAAGAAAAAGAAAGGGGCGAAATAATTATGGTCATTAAGAAAAAGAAAACTATTCAACCCGAGTTAGACGCCCCAAAAAGAGACACGTGGGCCGGGTGGCATAAAAAGGTTTGTATCGCAGTACCGACGACCGGCAACGTCCGTGTCGAATGGATGATGGCGAGGTTCGGCCAAGTCATCCCGTGCAATTGGGCCAACGGAGATATTTTTCAATCCTTCGACCAATACAGCCCGATGGGATGGGCGGTTGCCGATGCGAGAAATATTTGCATTCAGCATTCAATACAAAACGGTTTTGAGTGGACGTTATTTATCGACCACGATGTTATTTTACCGCCGGACACGTTTCTAAAGATGAATGAATATATGCGGACGGGCAAGTACCCGGTCGTGTGTGGCTTGTATTATTGTAAGGGTTCCCACCCGGAGCCATTAATCTTTCGTGGGCGTGGCACGGGGTACTATGACAAATGGAAACGGGGCGAGAAGATTTGGGTTGACGGAATCCCGATGGGTTGTACGTTAATTCACAATTCTATTATGAAGCCCCTCTATGATAAGTCCGAAACGTACTCGTGCAGTACACTTGGGAATCCGATTGTCGTGCGCCGGGTGTTTGAAACGCCGAGGAAAGCGTGGTACGACCCGGAGACCGCAAGTTATAATACACAAGTCGGCACCGAAGATTTATTTTGGTGTGACCGTGTTATGAAAGAGAAAATCTTTGAGAAATGTGGCGTTGCAAAATACAAAAAGTATCAAAAAATGGAATTCCCATTTCTTTTAGACACCTCTATTTTCTGTCAGCACATTGACCCGATGGGCCAGCAGTTCCCGGCGAACGTTGGGATTCGATAAAGGATATTATGTCAGAGCAAGTTGAGAATTTGGATATGAGTGTCTCGGAGAACGTAAAAACGATTGATAAATTCGGTAAAGACCGAGTTGAAAAACAGTTAAAGGGTTCTGCCGGGACACTCCACATAACATCAGAAGAAAACAAGGAAAAAGTTGTCGACCTCGCTTGGCAGTTGAGTAAGCAAACTCAACTTCCTGTTGTGGTTGTGGTTAGGGCGCCAAGAGAAGTTTAATCGAAGGCCTTTGACAGCAATTTATTCCTATGTTATCTTTAATATAGACACTATTTAAGAGACGGCAGAAAGGCGACGGCGGTAATCTATACGATATCGCTAAGAAGCCCCGTAAGACTTCTCGAATGGTTTACTAATTTTTAACAAAATCGGTAAACCTTTTTTTATTTATGGCCCCGTGCGACAGGTTCCAGAGTCCCTCTGCCCTGTTCGGCTTCGGCCCGGGGCTTTAGATATCACCCCGCCGGGGTTGGTTTACCGGCGGGGTTTTTTATTAAGCCCGGCACAAGAAGGAGAAAGAAAATGAAAAAGGGATTTATGTTGTTAGTAATTTGTCTATCTGTTCTTTGTCTGTTCGGCTGTCAGCCGAAAGAGGCAGAGGCAAGAGATAGTCGTCCATACCGTGACCCGTGTGAAACATTTCTTGGAAGTGTTTTGAACGATTGCGTTGAACATCCGGCTGATAAAAAGGCTCGGGTTGAAGCGGGTGTTGGATTTGATGTGCCTTTATGGAAGACAGAGAAATTAATTGTCGACCAAGAGACTAAGTTCGATTTGAATAGCGGAAATGGAACGTGGACTAAAAGTAATCTGTCAACGTACACAGTTTTCAAGCCTCAGTTAGATGAGGGTATCTTTCAGACTGCTTGGCGAAAGATAAAAGACTGGTATCCGTTCAAAAAAGACGTTGAATAAATACTGAATAGAGGGGCGGTTAATCCCGCCCCTCACCATAAGGAGGGGAAGCAATGAAATATTTAAGAGTTGAAATTAAGCGTGAAGAAAACCCGGGTGGAGGGACTCATTATGTTTACCCGTCAGAATACGATGCCCAAAAAGTTAAGTTTGGCCCAAGTTATGAAACCTTTAATCCTAAAAAGATGGCGTCGGTAAAGGCTCGCACGAATAAAGTTGAATATTGTATTATCGCTGTTGATGACGCCGATGCAGGTACTTTTTTAGAAAGCGATAGCATCGTTGCGATTACCGAAGCGACTTTTGTCGCAGAGGGTGACGATAATACGGGTGAGACCTCGGATATTATTGAGGATGAAGAAGCGGTTTTGAAAGTTTTGGACAAGGTTGTCAAAGGTCTACCGATTACACCGGCGGATTTGAATGTTATTGACGGCGCAAAACCCGGTCGTGGTGTGCGTAGAGGTAAAAAATTCAACGAGCATTGGCAAAATAGGAAAACAGAATTGGGGCTGTAAATGAAAAAGGTTTTTATTGGTATCCCAAACACCGGGACTGTCGTAATCGGATTAGCCGAGGTAATTTGTCATTGGGTTGCACGGCGAGAGGTTGCGGTTATCCCATATTTTAGTCGGTACAGCAAACCGATGATGTTTAATCGAAATCATATCGTAAATCAATTTTTGAAAACTGATGCCGAGTATCTTTTATGGATAGATGATGACGTCGTGCCTCCCCCTCAAGCATTGACGCAGTTATTATCACACGAAGTCGACGCAGTCTCAACGATGTGCTTTTGTACCCGCCCTGACAAGGGCGTTTTGTTTCCATACCCGGTAACGATGAAGGATGCGCCGAACGGTGAGTTTACTATTTACTATCCTGAAAAAGACCTCGAGGAAATTGACGCTTGCGGTGGAGGGTGTATCTTAGTCCACCGGCGTGTGTACGAGCATCCAGAAATGAAAGCGCCGTATCAACATCAAATGAAAGAAGATGGCGAGATGGGTATGACGTGCGATTTTAATGTTTGGCGCCGGGCAAAGAAGTTAGGATTTAAGTTATATGTCGACAGGAAAATTCAATGTTCTCATATCAGAGAAATGGATTTGAAGGAATTTAATAACACGTTAATAGTTACAAGCACACAAGGACAAAGTGTAAATGGCTGATTTGAATTTATATAATGTCTATGTTGCAGACGGTGGCAATAAAGTGTGGAAGTTTGACGACTTCTCGAACACTGTTGTCGACAGTCTGCCTCTTAATCATATTTCAAATGCAATCCACGATGTGCAGATGTGGAATGGCGATTTGTATATATGTAACCCGTCGTCGAATAGAATACACAAACTTGACGGATTCTCGGATACCATACTTGGCAACCTTTATGTGTATTCGATAGACGCAGACGCCTCGGGCGTCACTATAACGGGTTTTCTACAACCATAACAGATAGTTTTTATGCCGGGGCCGGGCAGACACTTCTGACGGGAATGTATTGGGACGCCGGCAAGGGAGATTTGTATTCGATAAATAGAGGGACGGTCAAAAAAGCGTTCCACCATAATGGGTTTGGGCAGTCATCGTCGGAGGAAGTTGCCTTGTCTGGTTATCCGTGGGGAATAGATTTTGACCCTCAAGGAGACTTTATTCACGGGGACGCCATATCAGGAAAAACAATGTATAAGAGGTCGGGGTTTACGACAACGATACTCGATACATTTACTATGCCGGGCGGGGTAGACGTTAGAGGAAATACGAGTTGGTTGCCGATAGATTATGTTAACATATCTGAAGATGTTTCTTTGTACGTACACATATATGTCCCACCCCCCGGTTTTTACTTTGAGAATATTTCTGTTTCCGAGGACGTATCCATTCTCTTTACTTTTGATTGGGCTGATGTAAATGACGAACTGTCTCTCACGGAAGATATCGAAATTTATCTTGCCCATATATTTGAAGCCATTGAGGATGTTTCAATAACGGAGACCATTTCTGCGGTTTTCATAACGGCGTTATATTCTATGGAGGCAGACGATTCGGTGTCTGTTGAAGAAAGCGTTTCGTTCTTGTCCATTGATTCGCCGGAGTTAAATATATCGGAAAGTTTATTTGTAGAGGAATCCGTATCTGTTTTGGCTTGGTTGTTTTTACACACCATAAGCGTAGACGATGCTGTGGCCGTTTCTGAAAGCGTTGCCCTCACATTATTCGCCTCCCCGGAATTAAATATTTCTGAAAACGTATCTTCCGTTGAAGATATAACTCTCTCTCCATTCTTAGCAACCCTTTATGTAAATGTAAGCGACAGCGCAACGGTCTCCGACGTTTTTGTCGGCGCAAGTTTTGTTCTTATAATAGAAGGCCCAAATGTTTCAGACAGCGTCGCCGTAGCAGAGGACGTAGATAGAATCGGGGCCATAAATGCGGTCGTCCCACCACCGGCTGTCGGAAATTTAATTACGGCTGACTACAATGCCAAGCGTATTCGACGTGTGGACGGGTTTTCTGAAACGATATTAAATGTTAAATCATATTCAAATTATGAGCAGAGGGCGGGTGGGGTATGTTTAGACCCGGACAACGGCGATATTATTCATACGGGAATTTATACCGAGTACAAGGTTTACAGACTCCCGTGGGCAAATTCAGTACCGACAGATAGTTTTTCAGCGCCGTCAACGTACCCTATCGGCGTCGATATGGACGACTCCGGCAACGTTTTCCTCGCCACGAGGGGAACAGGGGCAAAGGGGCTGTATAAATTTAACGGGTTCTCGTCTACAATTCTCGAAACATTTCCTATGCCCGGCCCCGAGAAAAATCCAGAAGGCATCTGGTTGAATAGACCGGGGAAAGAATTCCTTTACACTTCTGATACTTCGTCAGGAAAAGTTTACAAGCATAGCGGGATAATAGGAACGATTGTCGACAGTATTAATATCGGCTCGCTTGGTAGAAACGTCCGGCAGATTACTTTTGATGATAACGGAAATGTAATTCACGCTACCACCACTAGCACAAGAGGTTGGTATCGTATGGACGGGTTCAGCACGACGTTAAAAGATTGTATTAGCGACCCCGGATACACGATTTATCCGGCGGGTGCTTGGTGGGAAGCCCCGTCATTCTCGGGTGTGTCTGTTGCCGAAAACTTTGATATCGAAATGGTGTACGCCTCTTGGCTTCTGTCTGGTTCTGATGACGTGACGGTCGCCGAGAGCATTGATATTCATCTTGATAATTTATTCTTTGATATTTATGAAGCATCCGGCTTATTAATCACAGAGCATACGGACGTTATTGACCTCGTTGTCGAGGTGGGTGTCGTGGCAGAGTTTGTTTCCATTGCCGAAGGGGTAAATTTAGCAAAAGAAACCTTAGAGATAAATGTTTCTGATGAGAGTACCGCAACAGAAGATATCGAAATCCTTGACCTCGTTGTCGAGTTATTTGCCTCGGAGAATATTTTTGTTCAATCTGTTCTCGAGGGATTATCATTGCCTGTACTGAATATCGATGTGGAAGAAGAAGTCGCTGTTGAAGAAACCGGCGATGCGCTTCTCGGGATATTAAATTTTGACACGGCTGACAATATCGGTGTCGTAGAGGCGCCCGGTATAGACGCCCTAATAAGCCTATCTGCATTTGATGAGGTGACAGCGGAAGAAAATATTCAATCTTTCATTGACATTCTTTCCGTTTCTGTATTTGAATTTTCCGGCTTGTTGATTACGGAACACGTCGATATTGTTGACCTCGTTGTTGAGGTTGGTGTTGTTGCCGAGGCTATTCCTGTCGCAGAAG